TCAAAGCCGCCATTGGCAAGTCCCAACTTCAGGAAGTACGATATATCGTCTCCATCACTAGCAGGAAGAATAGTGACTCGACTGTGGCCACCCATGCTACCACTTTGGAGGACATAGCCCTCCTGACGATGGAAGCGGACACTGAAGTTTGAGAAGCCCTCGGTCACGGCGTCAGGCAGGGCGGGGTCAGCCGCTCGCACAGCATCTTGCAAGGCGCGGGCGATGGCAGGGCCTGTCGTCAAAGAAAGGAGCGGTGACAGGAGCACCGTCACCGCATCCTCTTGGTCAATGATTATGTCCATGCTCGGATCAGTCACACCCACCGCCGTCAGGTTGTCGCTGAACCCTGGGGCTGATTGTGAGTAGCCGTGGCCGGCATCGTCTATCAGGCGACGTAACCGGCGGATGAGTGTGGCTTGATCGGTCATGTCATTCCTTCACTACGATATGTTTCGGGTACGACACCGCGAACCAGTAGGGGAGAAGGAGGACCTCACCGCGCTTGAAGTTGAACGCACAACCGATCCCGATGCAGCCAGAGAGGTCTGCGATAACCTGAGCGCGGACTTCCCGCGTCATCTCCTTCGCATACGCTTCGCCTCTACTCGCAAATTGGCTAGGATCGTTGGGGATCTTCCCCGCCGGGCGAGAGGCCGAGCGAGCGGTGCTCGGACGCTTCGGCTCTTCGGGCTGGGGGCTGGTCATGGTGGCAGGGGTAGCGCCGGCCGCAGCAGGGGCGCTGGCTGGCTCTTCACGCTGGATCGCAGGCTGGGCTGGTTCAGCAGCCTCCTGCGGATCAACAACGTCGATTGCGGTGGATTCCTCCACGTCAGGGGTGAGGGTCGGGCGTAGGGCTTTTGCCATGTCAGATTCCTTTCGGAAGACGAGGTTGATGGCAGACCCTTTTACCCTACCACGCACCTATCATCGGTCAATCAGCGCCGTTTGCGCAGCTTACCGGCACCCGCTATCCAATTTGCCATGGTAGGCTCCTAAAGAGAAGTGCCCTCCCCGTTTCCAGGGAGGGCAAATCCACACACCTTCCGTCTCCCAGGATCAGACGGTTTCGATGGCGGTCACGTTCTCGGGGCGGATCTCGCCGGCACCCATGATCGAGTACCAAGCCAACTCGCGCTGACGACCGAAGTCGATCACGCCGTTGTCGCGGAACTCGACAGGCAGGCCTTCGGCCCAGCCAACGCCATTCGCGCCCATCAGGATGGCCTGATAAACGTCGAGAGAAGCGTTGAACACGGCCTGAGTCTCGTCCTGGCTCACGCCGTCAGCCATGACGACGCCCGTGGCAGCCTTGACCACGGAAATGTTGGTCGTCTCGACAAAGCGGACACCTTCCATCATGCCGATCTCACCACGGAAGATTTCGCCGGGCGAGGCATACTTGTGCGCCTCGACCCACTCATCGTCATCCCGCAGGCCGCGAGCCTGATGGGGGTGGACGATGCACACGTAGTTGCCACCGATCTTGGGGGCCTTGTTGGTGGCCAGACGCTCCACGGCATCCTTGATGGCCAGAACCGACAGGGTGTGCGCACTGGTCAGAGCCGAACGGTTGGCGATGCCGGCGGCGGGGAAGAAGGTCTGAAGGCTGCCGGCAGCGCGGAAGGCGTTGCGGCAGAGCTTGTCAACCGACTTGCCGTAGTGGACACCCAACTGGCGGGTAGCCAAACCGGCAATGTTGTCCCAGGCGGTGCGAGCGAGGCGCTCGCTGAAGCCGACGCCCTTGCCGTGCTCGTCAACACCGATATGCACCATGGAGCTTTCCAGGTTGGTGACACCGATGTTCTCGACTTCACTCAGGGCCGAATCGCCGGTCAGGTCCGCGTACTTGGTGAACTTGATAGTATCACCCGGTTCGCGGCCAAGCTCAGTGCGCCGATCGACGAACTGAGCGAAGAGCAGGACAGGTTGGGCGTTGAGCAGGATTTCCTGGGAGTACACGTCCCGGACGGCACCGGCAAGGATGACACCCTGCTTCGTGCCGCCTGCACTAATGGCGGTACTGATGGTCATGTGAGATAATCCTTTACGGATTGGGGTTTGCGGGTAGTCAGCCCTGGTTCGAGTAGGCGGCTTTCGCTGCCTCAGATGCGGCCTTGAGAAGCTCAGTACGTTTCGCGGAGTACTCAGCCAAACTCATGGACCCAACCGAGGACAGGACTTCCGTCCCATTCGTAACCTTCCCTTTACCGCCCGACACAGGCGGCAGCGGGATCGTACCGGACTTCCCCAGCGTAGCGGCTACTGTTTCAGCAATCTGTGCAAACGCTTGCTTTGCACGGGCCAGACTAAGTTCAAGTTCATCGCGGGTGCCGCCGGTCACTAACTCTGGTACTATACTATCCTTGTTTGCCGCAATCAAGCTCTCTCGGTAGGAGGCTAAATCGCGGGCCAGCAAGTCTTTTTGATAGCCGGAAACTTGGGCCTCCAAAGCAGAGATTTTCGGCCCAAATACCATCTCTTCCGCCTTTTTCAGAGCAGCGGTGATGGCGGTATTGATCAGCACGTCAACGTCCGGCCCCTTGGGAGCAGGCTCGTTACCCTTATTGATAGGTTCCGGTTGGCCCTTCTTCAACTCTTCCTCTTTTTTGGAGATGGCTTCCAGCGCCGCGTTCACATTGGCAAGCTGGGCGCGAGCAGCGGCAGCTTCTGCCTTGCTGCGCTCAAGTTCGCCGTAGAGCTTCTGCTTCTCCTGCTGGCGTGCCTTTTCGATAGCTGCGTTAATGTCAACCGTCAGCGGGTTGACTCCTTCCTGCGCAGGCTCGTTCTTCGGCTCCGCGTTCGCGTTCGCGTTCGGAGTAGCAGCAGGAGTGGCCTGCTGAGTGTTGGGGTCACCGCCAGCTTTGGGGGTGTTGGGGTCGTTCTTGCCGGACATGTTGTTCTCCAGGTTCGGAGTTCAGGAGGGTGTCAGTGTGATGGCAACGCACCATCACTCTTCGTCGTTTTCTTCGTCTTCACTACCCTTTTTCTTCAGAGAGGCAAGAGCCTTTTCGCGGGCTTCGTTGTCCTTCTGAAGAACAGCCAACGCCATCCGACGACGCTTATCGTCGGCTTTGATGGCTTCGGATTCGGTGAGAGTCCTGGCGTCATTCTGTGCGCGCCAATAGTCCTCAGAGCCTTCTTTCGGCATGAGAGGGGTATCCATCGTCACGATAGACGGGATGCTCATGGGTTACTCCTTGGTCGTGCCTTTCGGACGGCCTTGCTGTTTGTCGGTTTCGGTCTTGTGTACGCCGGTTTCTGCACCGGCCCCGCTTTCAACACTAGCCTCTTTAGGAGCGGGCTTCGGGGCAAGGGCAAGATCCATATTGCCCCATTCCATCTTCTCGTCCTTGATCTTGGCCAACTTCTCGTCGGGACGAGGCTCGCCAAGGGCCACGAGAGCATCACGGCGCGTCTGCAATCCGGCCGAGACACGAGCCTGTTGTATTTGAACTTCGATCAAGGCGTCCTTCGGCAGCGGGATTTCAGCCTTAAAGATAGTGTCGCGCAGAATGTCCTGGTAATCATCGCCAGTCAGCTTACTGGCGCGGCCATCAACTGGTGTGCGCTTTCCGTCCTTCACAATATAGCTATTGCCCAACGCTTGACGCCACTTCAGCACGACTACTGACAAAAACAATAGCTTGGGAACGTAGGTAATCCACTTGGTAGCGGCCTTTTCGAGCAAGGGCTGATACATCACATGCAGAGCGACACCGCTTGTGTTGCTGATGCTCTGCTTGGAGCCTTGCGCGATTTCGGGCACGCCAGTCAAGACGTGGATGCCGTCCTTCAGGCGGTCGATATGGGTTCCAGCCGCCACCAGATCGGTATTCATCTCAAGGTTCTCGACCTTGCCGTCTTTCGGGAGGTTGCCCCAAATCTTGTTCGGCCCTTTCTTCAGGTTCGATGCTTTGGCCCCAAAGATGCAGGTGATCGGATCGCTGTGATAGGCAATAATTTCGCCTACTTTATTTATGTTAGTGCTGTGCTCTTCATTCAGGCGCTCAACATCACGAATGTCATCCTTGCCGAAGATGGAATCGCCCAACGGGTAGTTTCTAACGTGGACAGCGAACACTTCTCCGATGGGGTTTTCGATCTCTTCGACTTCGCCAACGGGGTCTGCGCCGGGAGCTTCAGTCATCCACGATTTGATCGTCTTGGCGGTGATCTCATAGCAGGAGTATTGCGTGCTGTATTCAACCAATCTCCCTGGCGTCTCGTCTGCAACGGACATGGGGATAATCATGGTCATCTTCACCAGCTTATCCATGTCGAACGGGTCGTACTCAGGTAAACAGTAGGCGCTGTTGACGACCACGATCACCACGTCTCGCGGGGTCTTCTCTTCGACCCTGCCGGCCTTCTCGTTGAACGCGAAGGTGGTTGATCCAGCCACGACGGGAGCAGCTATCAGGAAGGCATCCCCTGTCACTGAACCAAACTGAGCCATGCGGAGATGCCGCTCAATTTTGTTAGTGCCCCAGGCGTCGCTGGCGGCATCCAGGTGCTCTTGGTACTCGGCATTGGTGAAAGTGTAGCCGCTGCCCCACGCAAAATAGTTCACCTTGTCGATGTTGTGCGATAGCAGGTTGACGACAGTCAGCGGGGTGCCGTCTTCATTCACAGCACCGGTAAGCGTCTCGCTCTTGTAGGTCTTCCAGTTTCGCCGGTAACGAAGAAGCCGAGCGCGATGCTCGGCAGCAGGATCCAGGTCAGCGAGGGGCAGACTGGTGCCACCGAAGACCCGGCTTATTACGTTTGTCAGCCAACTCATGTAAGCCCCTTTCGAGCGGTAGGATACCGATTCTCTGTCTCAGTCCAGCACTAGGCGCTTGCTCTCAAGCCGCCCTCAACTTCTTCGACTTCTCCACCGAAAGGTGTCTGCGATGCAGCGTCCACTCCAAGGGCAAGGCTGTCGGGATAGTCGTCATGGGCGTTCCTGAGTTCCGGGTGGTGGAGGGAGAGAAGGCCCCGCTTGTACTCCTTCTCCAAGTCGCACATTTGCTCCTTAAACGACCTATAACATTGCATAGTGGCGAGGTCCGGACCTCCCGGCCAAGTCAGATAGCCGCCATGAATGTCGGCAAGCAACTGACGGCCGATGCGATCTTTGGAATCGTCGGAGAAGGGGACAAGGATGACTTCAGCGCCGGGGAAGCAGGTGCGGGCGCGATCACCGAGGGCGACACCCACGCCAGTATAGTCGAGGGCTAGCCTCTCAACGCCCCAAGGCTGAAGGTACTTGCGGATCTGCGCCATCTGCGCTTCGTAATCGTCCCCAAGCATCTCTAGCCAGCCGGCAACATGCTTACCGTAGAGCGGGATGGAAATGTTGCCCTGCTCTTCATCGTAGGCTTCAAGGATCTCTCTTGGATTATCCCAATCGACTTCCAGCAGCGTGACAACAGTCGAGTCGTGCATCTTGCCGAAGTCGATGCCAGCGACGTAGTGCATCCCGCGCCGCCGCCGAAGAAGAAGGCCGGAGTACATCCCTGATATGACAGTGCGGTTATTGAATACGTCTTCTGTGATGGCTTGCCCGCGCTCCAACATCCATTTGCACTCGTAGGCCATCTTGAACTCGTCGGAGGTTTCCCCGAGACGAATCATCTCTTTGCGGACATACCGCTCATAGAAGGTGTTGCAGGCTGCGGCTGTTTTCCAATGAACGAAAAAGTGGTACTGTCTGCCGCCCTGTACTGCTCGACGTTCGTTGCGCCGGACAGAGTTGTAAAAGTGGCTCTTCCTGGCATTGGCGGTACCAATCTTAACGATAGTGCCGCCAGTAGCGGCAAGCATAGGGCCGATGGACTTATTGGCCTTTTCATCGGAAATATCTTGGCTCTCATCCTGGATGCCCAAGTGCAGGGTGTCGCCTTCGATGTTCGCTTGGTCGCTGGCGGTGCTGCACTTGATAAAGGACCCGTTCGACAAGCGCACACGATCACCGTTATTACACTCAAATGTTACCCCTGCTTCGCGAAAGATGGCTTTGGCAACTTCCCTGGTGAAGAATCGCTTAATACGATTAAAGATAATGCCCGCTTGCTCTTTCTTCGGAGCGAACACGCCGGTCCAGAAACCGTCCGTGTAGGATCGCACGGTATCTGACCTTTTATCGTAGTAACAAAAGCGGTCGTCCTCTGGAAAGCGGGCTGCAAAATACGGCATCAAAATCATTAGTGCGCCCAGGATGGCGCTTAGCGATTGGCTCTTCCCACTTTGTCTGGCCCACAGGGCGGTGATCTCTTCCGCCTCGCGCTCCAAGACAGCGGTCAAGATGGCGCGGGCGAACTCGACTTGGTAGGGGTAGAGCTTGGAGCCGGCCAACTCGCCAGCCAGCACGATCATTTTCTCGACAAGTTCAGCAGTGGATAGACCGGGAGTGCGTCTGACGACGAGATTATCTAGGCTCGCCGCAGACAAGTAATCCGGTTCCGCTACATCACTCATGGATCCTCCAGATAGGGCGGGTGCCTATCTTCGCTATCTTCTGGATCCGCGTCTTGTACCACCCAGCACCGTAGGCGTCAACGAACACAGCCTCGCGCTCTATTGCGCGTCTCACGGGCGGGTGCGGGAGGCTCTTTTCACCTATCTGCCCTATACTCTCAAAAAACTTAGTATAGTTGGCGTACCCGCTGAAGACGAGCCTGTGCAATAACGGGTGCTCTTTGGTAGGGGTGTCCCTGCGCTGTCCTCTCATCTGAAAGGAAACGTGTAGCTCGCGCAGGAGAGAGGTATAGGCCTCGTTGTCGGTGCGCTTCAGCCCAAGGTCAACATCGTTACCGCCCTTGCGGGTGTGAACCCACCCATGAGCGCCCCAAAGGCCGCGAAGGAAAGAGGCTTGACCCTTCGCGCTCAGACTGAAGACGCCGCAGGGGAACCCCTCGACAAGATCCATCTTTCGGATGAACGCACGGAGGGGGTTGCTGATACCACCAGTCAGCGTGAGGTCAAATCCGCGATTCTTCGCGTAGTACGAAACGCGGACACTTGGGAACGCTTGGGAGGTCAGATGCTCTACATGGGCAAGCGCCCAAGCGTCAGAGCTTGAGAATCGGAGACTCTGACGGTCTGAGGAAACGGTGCCATCCTCAACGATCCAGCCGAGCAGTTCGGCGGCTTCGTCGGTTATCGTCTCTGTGCCAGCGTAGGTCTGCGTCTGACCTCGGTTATTTGACGCTACGAATGAAAACGAGACTTCGGACTTGGCTGGGCAGGGTCGGGAGCAAGGCGCTTGTAAAACGTCTCCGGTACGAAGCTGGGAGACTTCGTGGCCCTGTATCCATGCCTCCAGAGGCGCGTCAAAATAAAACCCTCCGCGACAAGTGACGCGGAGGGTCGGCATGTCCCCTACCAAAGATGCACAACCGCCGCTATGGAAAGGGAGGCGTGGAACTCCCTTCCAAGAGACAGCGGTAGAAGCAGACACAAGGTCCGAGTACATGCCCTAGACTCTTACCCTACCATTCTGGCTGGGTCAAGCCTTGAGAACCCCCAGGATCCTCCTGACCTCCGCTTCGACCATCGAAGAGGTACGGTGCGGGGCAACCATTAACGAGTTTGATACTGGCGCTCCTGTTGGACTAGACAGCCTCCCCTCCAGGGCATTGAACATCCACCCGGCGGGGTCTGGCGATGACGAGGCCCGTTCCATAACTTCAGGGGGAGGGTTCGGCAGATCGTCAGAAGGAATCTGATCCGCAAGGATGCCCCCCAAACGATCTCTGATGCCAGCAGCGAGCTTGATATACCGCGTAGTGATCTTGACATTGTTAAGCAATACTTCTAAAGGGCTTGTCCACAGCCTTCCGTTATTATCTTTAATAGTGGTCACGTCGTTGGGGCTCCCTTGGCATAAAAAGTAGCTGGGGGAGCCTAGATTGCTCTTAAAATTGTCTACCGCCATAACGAAGGCGTCTGCCATCTTAGAGTGTTCTACAACGTCTACCGCCCTCATGGTGCAGGTGGTCAGCTTCAACAGCACGCGCCCTGAGACGAGCAGACAGACGCTCGGAACAATGCCCGCCCCAACTTCACCAAAGGTGGCTCCGACAAAGCTAAATCCCCCACCTTCATAAATCCCTAAAGAAAGTGGTAGCGGGGTTGTCAGGTACGAAAACTCGTCGTAGTTATGCTTGTCTGATTCAGCCATTGGATTCCCTCTTGTTTATGCCCTCTAGGGCGGATCCCGTGGTAAAGGCTTGCGCTCGTTTGTCCCAACCCAATATCTCATACGAATCTGAGGCTTCTCTCAGATTCTTGGAGTGGACGCCGTATTCTTCATCGCCAATGATCAGGGTACGCAGTTTGACTCTCGGCGGCTTGTGCGTCTTGATCCCGTGAGAGATCGGGGAGAAACCATCCGTCAGAAGCACAATGTCACACTTTTTATAGTTAGGATCGTTCAGCAGATCCCTATAGGCGTGCATGACCGCCCGCTCTATGTTCGTGTTTCCGCCGTCATACTGGAACGTGCCTAGAAGATTCGCTGCTTGCAAGGCGCTAGCTTTGTCAGTAGCGTGCAGAGCCTTGGAAGTATTGACGGATCCCGTAAACGGGAGCACATGCACTGCCCAACCCTCATCTGCGGTGAGGTTCAGCAAGGCGAGGGTGATGACGTTGGCAGCGAAAGCGCGACAAATCTGAGGATCGCCAATGTCGTTGGTCATCATGGAGCCGGTAACGTCAAGCAGGACATAGACGTGACACTTGCCGATCTCTGGCGCTTTGTAGTGATCGACCTCCAACTTCTTCTGCGCCAGCTTTTCCACAAAGCCGTCGCGGGCAAGTTCCGTAGGGTCAGCAGAGACGACTTCCGAGTAGTCCTCCATATTGTCGCGGTTGCGGTCGTTCGTGATCTCTGGCGATGCCTTGGAAGTGATGTTGCCGCTACCGATTATGTTGCACTCGGCCGTGAAGAGCTTGAAAAAGGCATGCACAGCAGGCGAAAGACTCTGCGCATGCTGAAGAACCTCCCGCGCAAGCACTGTCCCAGGAGTAGAGGTAAAGGCGGCAGACATTCCCATGCCACAGCCTAAGAAGAAAGCAGAGGCAAGCCCTTCCTGAAATATATCAGTAACGTCTTCGATAGCTTTCATAAACTCATCGCAGTCGTGCTGAGCAGCGAGCGCCGAGCCTTCGCTCTGCACCGCGTTCAAGAACTCTTCGCCAGCTTCACTATCAGGCCCGCCGATAAGGTGCCGCGATCTGAAGGAGACCGCTTCTTTGCCTTGCAGGGCAGCGAGAGCAGCTTGCCTTGCTTTGAGTGACTGAATCAGGACCAGCACGGCTTTCATCGGGTCGCCAAGAGTGCGTGCAGTGGTGACGTAGGGGGAGAGGCACAGAGATTCCAAAAACTCCTTCCGCTTGGTGACTTCGACACGCTCTTCCCAATACTTCGGATCGGCGCTAACCAAGCCCTCAAGCAGATCCTCGTCGGTCTTGGTAATGGGGTTTTTACTGGAGCACAGGACATAGAGGTCCAGCACAAGGTCGCGGTCTTTGGTCAGACCGGCCTCATCACAAAGGCGCTTGATGCGCTCGCCTACGTCCTTGGGTGTATCTTCGTCAAAAATGTTCATCGGCGTTCCTCTTCTTTCTTTGAGGTCGGGGCGTTGCTGGCTATCGGAGAGAATAGTCTATCTGCCTTCTGCAAGACGTTCGATACTTCTGCCTTCTGAGCAGCGGTCAAGTCTATCACGCCGTTATTGGCAATAGTGAGGATCGCGGCAGATTCGATAGCCACGTCCTTCATCTGCTCGTATTTAGTAGCGGCAGACGCCGCGTTGGCGATCTTCCCTATCTCTCTGACG